ACCTTTTTCAAAATTGATAAAAACTGTCCAGCTGGCAGCAGGATTCTAAAGTTTTTAAAAATTACATTTTTTTGGATTATGGCAGCAGGATGTCGGACAATGAAAAAGAGCGGTAGATTTCTCCACCGCTCTTGTTTTATACTAGCACCGCCTTTACTAATAACATCATGTTTGGTATAAATACTTCCCTTCCGAGTTCCTCACGGACTATGTTTATTTGTCTGTCGGTCAATCCAATTGTGTTTCCCTCATCATCATGACTTACAAATACGCAATTACCCATGATTAAATCTAATACTCTGTTTCCATCTCTGTCTAGTACTGCAACTTGAGGTTCAAGTCCAATTAACTTACCCTCTTCATTTATAATTGGGTCAATTCTTTCTTGTATGAATCTTTCGCACATATATGCTCTTTCAATCCATCCACCAACTATTTCTTGCATAGTTTCTAAACTGTTTTCAATTTCTTTTTCTTTTAAGATTCCGTTTTCTAATACTATTGCTCTCATGTTAAGCTCTCCTTTTCTTTTTGCTTTGTTATTATATATACATTATAACGCTAATTATTTATATTGTCAAGTAGTTTTATTAAATTTGTTTAAAATATTTCTCCAGTCGTCCACCTGTGACTCTGGTGTTATAGTTTTTAAATATTGAGAAATTTTGGAAAAACGCGTATACATTTAAAGTTTTTAAAAAATCAATTTTTTTGGCAGCAGGTTGCCAGACAGGAATGGCACTCTAAAGTTTTTAAAAATTGAAAATTTTTGGCAGCAGGATACCAGATAAAATAATAAGTTAAAGTTTTTAAAAATTGGATTTTTTTGGATTATGCAAATCTGGTTTTAAACTAAACAAAAAAAGAAGAGTTGATTTCTCAACTCTTCCTATATAACCTTGTTTGTTAGTGTGCTACTTCTAAGCTACACCACCAAGCCTTACCTCCTCCGTTAATTCCTAACATATCAATAAAAGCGTTAATGTGTTTCATTGTAGTTGCACTGTAATCATCCCAAAGTCGTTCAAATCGTCCCTCATGCACTCTAGCAACGATTGTGTTGTAACTCTTTAATTCAATGTCGCCATTGTCTTTTTCAATTACTGTTGCTTTTCCGTAGAATGATTTCTGTCTGTTGTTTGGTTTAAGTTCGTAAGTTCTCATGATGTTCTCTCCTTTTGAAATGTGTTATTTGTTTTATCTGTCTTTATTATAATGCATATATAACTATTTGTCAAGTAGTAAAATGAAATTTGTTTAAATTATTTTTTAGCTGGTGACACACGGTTGTTGTCGTTGTTATTATTTTAAAGTTTTTAAAAATCGATTTTTTTGACTCAACCGTTTTAGTTAAATAAAGTTTTTAAATATTTAAAAAAGTTGGCAGCAGGATGCCAGATAAAACAACGGTTTAAAGTTTTTAAAAATTGGATTTTTTTGGATTAGACAGGCAAAAAAATATGTGTGGCGACTACCACACATATTTATCATAAAGCTCTTTGATTTCATCTTCGTTTTTTGTCTTTACACATTTATCAATGAGTTTAATATATGTATAAACCATATCATTATGTCTTTGCTGTTGTCTGTACTGGCTATAATCGTCAATATACTGTACATATTTATCATAACCCCTTAAGAAGTATTCCATTACATCCTTTTTGTTGTCTTCTGTAATTTTAACTACTTCTCTGACTCTGTCTGTTTTTTTGATAGTTTCTAAATACGTTTTGTTTCCACTATCTTTGTCTACCTCGCAATTATTTAAATAATATTCTTTTTTACCATTTTCCTCTAATGTTAAGAATAAATAATCTTTTTCAATTCCCTTCATTTTAACTAATACGTTCATGTTTGTACCTCCGTGCGTTGTTTCTTGTTGATTATATATTATCACATAAAAGATATATTGTCAAGTAGTTTTGGATAAATTTGTTATTTTTTTCTGCTGTTAAAGTTTTTAAAAATTCATTTTTTTGACACGCCAGACGCATAAACGTAAAGTTTTTAAATATTTAATTTTTTTGGATTATGAAAACAGGATGTGGCATAAAGTTAAAGTTTTTAAAAATTCGATTTTTTTGGCATATAAAAAAATAAAAGAAAGATTTTAAGAGAAATAAAAAAGGAGCTTTTCAGCTCCTTAAAACATGCATCCTATAATGTATAATGCAAATAACATTACAAAGATTGAAAGTGCTCCAACGAAGTCGAGTGCTTCTTCTTTTGAAATACCCCATTCATTCCAAAATCTTCTGAAACGAATCTTTGCATATTTTTTAATAAGTTTAATCTTTCTTTTATCTTCTTTGCTTAATAATGTTTTCATAATGTTTTCTCCTTTAAATATATGCTTCGTTTGTTGTTAATATTATGTTACCACATGTTTAATATAATGTCAAGTAGTTTTTTAAATATTTTTTATTTTTTCTGACTGGAATTAACTGGAGTGTACAGCGATTAAATAGTAAAGTTTTTAAATATTTAATTTTTTTGGCAGCAGGCAGCAGGACACTATTAGTTTTTAAAAAATGAGAAATTTTGGAAAAACGCGTATACATGTTAAAGTTTTTAAATATTTGATTTTTTTTGGATTGACCGTTTTTACACATTTAAAGTTTTTAAATATTCAACTTTTTTGGATTTGATTTTTTTAGATTTTAAAAATGTAAAGTTTTTAAAAATTCGATTTTTTTGGCATGAAAAGAAATATAAAAAATAGCAATAAAAAAAGAACACGTTGTTTCCAACGTGTTCCATATGTTTTAAAATACGGATTCTAATAGACCACTAAAGCTGTTAGCTTCTTGTCTTTTGCGAATCATACTGTAATGATTCATACGAGCATCATACAATGTTGTTGCTCTCATGTATTCAATTTCAGTTCCGTCTGAGTAAAGTGCCATTGTTTCGTAAAATGGTCTCTTCTCATCGCTAAAGTATACTGTTGAGATATACTCATCTTTATTTGAGTACTGTGTATTAGGTTTACTGTGTAAAATGTGAAGTGATATTCTAGTCATAATATTGACCCTCCTTAAGTAATATGTTGTTGTATTGCCCTCTTGAGCTATTTATAGTATATCAAATGATACATACGTTGTCAAGTAGTTTCATTAAATCTTTTCAATTTTATTTTCACAGGTGGTTTTTACATTAAAGTAAAGTTTTCAAAAATTCCATTTTTTTGGCGTGACCGTTTCAGTATTTTAAAGTTTTTAAAAATTCCATTTTTTTGGCGTGACAAATTAAATAAAAAAAGAAGGTCTTGTGACCTTCTTAATTTTCCTTGAAAAATGCAGTTACTGTTTTTTCCACGTCTATTTCTGCATCTTCTCTTGCATCTGCAATGTTTACAGCATCTTCAAAGAACATTGCTTCAATATATTCATCAAATGATTCTCCGTTTTCTTTTTTAAAATAAATGTGCCATTTCTTCATAATAAAATCCTCCGTATGTGTGTTGTATTGTTTTAACTGTCTTTATTATACATGATAAAAAGTATTATGTCAAGTATTTTATTTAAATTTGTTTAAATTTATTCAAATTTTCCGAGCCACCGAAAGTTTAGAAATTGGAAAGTTTAAAATGTAAAGTTTTTAAAAATTGAATTTTTTTGGAATATTCCGAGCGATAGAAAAATAGTTATTCCAAATGTTTAAAAACTTTATCACAATTATTCCTAATGTTTAAAAACATTTATTCATATATCTTCCGTGTGATTGACAAATAAGTTTTTAAAAAATATATTTTTTTGTTTTACATATTTTCCAGTTGTAATTATGTATAATATAAATATTATTTTAAAGTTTTTAAAAATTCGATTTTTTTGGCTTGAATAAATTTTATCCAGACTGACGACAGGTTTTATCCATATTGGCAGCAGTCAATAATAAAAATGTAAAGTTTTTAAAAATTGCATTTTTTTGGCAAGTGGCAGCAGGCGACTAATTTTCCTATTCGCCAAAAGTGTTTGTTTAAATTTTCCGTTAGGTGCAAAGATTAAGTTAATTTATTCCGTTAGATTCCATTGATTTATTCCGTTAGATTCCATTGGTTTATTCTGCTTATTATATTATTGCTTATAATGTGTTTATTTTCCGTTTTAAGCTATGATATGTATTATATAGATATAAATATATAATGATATATTTAAAGCGTGTTTAAAGCGTTTTTAAAGCGTGTTTAAAGCGTGTTTACGCAAGCCCAAAGATTTTCCATGCAAGCCTACGATATAACGTCAAATCTTCCGTTTATCGCACGTTATATAGTACGTTGTAGCACGTTATATAGTACGTTGTATATATACGTATACGATAGAAAAAATAATTGCATCCTGACGTTTTAAAAATTTTCCGTTAAACGCAAAGATTAGTTTAAAAACTTTCCGTTAAACGTAAAGTATATAAATGTAAAGTTTTTAAAAATTAGATTTTTTTGGTTTGTTAGCAAATAAAAAGAAGAGCTATCTCATAGCTCTTCTTCTTTTCGCTTCTTCAAGTCGCTTCTGAAACTCTTGTCTTCTTGCTTCTCTCTCTTCTTTTGATAAGATACCATGCTTCTTAAGGTATGCTGGGATTTCAGATTCTGCAATATATCTATCTGTGATATCATGATAGTCAATCGCTGGGTCACCAGTCTCTACAAAGCTCTCTAAGTGCACCAAATAAAACAACTCTTTGCTCATTTCACTTGTATGTGGGATATTCAAACAGATTCTGCATTTTGTGTAGTTTGAGATGCTACCGAATGCGTACTCCATAATCATATCATTCTTTTCGCTTGCTACAAAACCTCTTGATAATAAATCGTATTTTAATTTTAACATAATCTTGACCTCCAACTTTTTGCAATTTTTAAAAACTTTACTTTTCTTATTTGCTGGGGCTAATTTGTTAGCCCCATTCTTTACCATTCGTATCTTCTATACTCTTCGTATGCTTCGTAAATGCTTGTCATACTACACTGTGCAACCTCTGCACTTCCCCATGAATCGTGTCTGTAGTTAAACTCTTTCTTTTCATAGCGTTTTTTGTATGTTCTCGCTTCCTTGTCACAGGACTTTACGTAAAAGTCCTGAATTCTACTCTTCTCTTCTCTCTCCCTCTCTTCTCTTCTTCTTTTTGCTACCTCTTCTGGAAAATTCATTTCCTCGATAAATTCGAAATATGCGTCAATACTCTGAAATCTAATTCTTGCCATTTTAATATCCTCACTTTCAATTTTTTGCAATTTTTAAAAACTTTACTTTGTGGTTTTTGGGGAAAGGGCTTTCGCCCTTTCCTTATAACCTTACTGGTATTTTTTGTAGATACCTACCAGCTTTTTCGCAGCCACATCTGCTTTGTGCTTGCGATACTCTGTTTTGGATGGAATTCGGTTTCCATTTACGTCCAATTTTGGGCTTCCGTCAGAGCTTTTTCTGTAGTATCTTCTTGTATCAATTTCCGTGTCATTGAAGTGTTCACAGAAGTTTCTTACGATACACTGCACCATTTCTACCTCCATTTTCATGAGGTTCTGATACTGCTTTGCACTCACGAATTTGTTGATTCGGAATTCGATATTGTTATTTGCAAGGCAATTTACAAAGTAGTATCTATCATCGTGTTCTTCCTGCTTGCTATTCCAGTCGATTGTGTCGGCATATCCGTTGAAGTATCTACCGAAAACTCTTTCAGTTGTTTCTCTATCGGCTTTCATTTCCTCGCATAATGGAATGAAAAGGCTATTGTAGAAACGTCTTACCATGTCCATGTATGAACCTTTGCCTGTGTTTTTGCCATTAGCATCTTTCATGCTATTGATAGATACATGGAAGTGTGTACCACATGAGCTATTCACTTTTAAAATACCCTCATTCATGAGGTCTTCGCATGTCTGTGCAAACTTGCTTGGTCTGTTCAAGCCTTGCATAATCGCGGACACATATTCACAAGTGTTTCTATCGCGGCCGTATCTTGCACCATAGCCATCGCTTCTGAGGGAGCTGTCGTGTGTTGGGATAAACCCATATTCAAACATGGCATTTCTGAGCTTGTCATCTGAAAAGCTGGTTTCGAATTCGATACCACAGAGCACGCCATTCTTTTTGGCAGTACCCATGATTTTTTCATTTGCAGTATGATACCATAAGTTTCTAGCCGCGCATGTTGGGCACATGAGGCTTGCACGTCCTCCGCGCTTGCGGGAAATTGTACGTGTCATAATTTCAATTGGAAAGTCGTGTCTACAGCAAGAGCAAGTTGCCTCGATGCGTCCGTGTCTACGTGTTGCGTTTGCGTCTGTGTTCATTGTGTTGATAGTTGTCATAGTTTTGTTCCTCCTTGATTTGAAAAAGTGTTTTGTTGTTTTCTGAGGCTAATACATCATAAAAATTTCTCTACGTCAATAGAAAGTTTTTAAATTCTTTATTTTTCTGGAAACTTGCAAGTTTTTGCGTGGGGTGGGGGTGGTTTACAATTAAAAGTCGGAGGGGCGAGCCGCGTGGGGGAGAATGTAGTACACCTAATCCTATACACCCAACCCACCGTCCGATACAACCCAACACACAATCCACTCTCCACCCCCCCATTTCACATTTCCAACACGTCCCCCTATCCCAACTAAACAAAACACCCCAAATACCCAAAGCAAATATCCGCCCCTCTCTTCCAACAACTCAACAATCCAACAACAACCATATCTCCCAACCAAACACATCAAATCCCCATCCAAGACCAACAATATCTACTACTACCACAAAACTCTACCTATACCCTATACCCCCCTATTTCACAATAATTCAGGAAACCAATAATATGTGCTATTATATATACCTCCCTCCCCATATTGAAAATTTCTCTAAAAACTACTTGACAATTTACAGAAAATGGTGTATAATGACATCAACAAATAAAAACAAATTGTTTTAAAATACAACTAATAAGGTTATAAAAATATTAGCACAAAAACAAAATACATAAAACGAAAGTTAACATCCTGAGCGATAGCTCAGTAGTATACTTATATGTAATGTTATTCTTATATGTATGAACGGAAAAGTTACATACATTTTGTACGGTGCTAAATGGTGATTATGGTTTGAGCACCGTACATTTTGTACGGTGGTCGTAAAATACAAATGCAGGAGGTGATAATTATTAATGCCAACAGATAACACGACTTATGAACTTATTGATGGAAAGTATGAATATAAAAGAGTTCCATTAGAAGAACATCAGTCAGAGCACATATATATACCTTGGTCTGTTATCGCAAATACAAATCTGGATACAAGAAGAGTTGGGATATTTTCATATTTGAGAATACATCGTGGATTAAACAATGTTGTGAATCTAACTATTCCAGATGTTGTTGAGTGGTGTGGCGGTAAGCCAGATAGAAGAACAAATGGTACAAATGACAAATTCTTATCTGTATTAGATAGCTTTGCTGAATATGGATATTTAACATATATTTCAGAAAGAAGTAAAAGTTCTTATATGAAATGCAAATTTGACAAACAATATTATGGCAAGCAATGTGGAAATGGTTATGCAGTGGTTTATTTAGATGAAATTGAATCTATTATGAATTATCAAAAAGAAAATCTAAAAGATAGCACTGTAAATAATTTTATTATTCTTTTGGTATTTGCATATTTAAGATATAAGATTATACGTAGACCAAATATGTTAAAGCCAGAAGAAAGAAGCTCAGAAATGATAGAGAAAAGACGAATGAAATTGCCAGATGCTTATAATGGCAATCTTATAGATATGGCTGATGAGATAGGAATATCTTCTAAAACTCTATCGAAGATAATTAATATACTTGAATGTGACCTACATTTAATTGTTACAGATAGAGCATATAGAATTAGAACAGAAGACGATGAGTATAGAACTCCTCCTACTATATTTGCAAACGCTTATAAAAGAGAAGATAAATATTTACTTATGACTGGCGATGAATATAGTAGAAATGAAATTGAATTAAAAGCTAAAAAAATCAAGAAATTCATTAGGGATTTCGAAATTAATAAAACAATAAGAAAATAGAAAGGATAAATTATAATGAACAATAAATTAACAATAAGTGATATTCGTTTTTTAGACGATAAAATAGAGAAGGATATGTATCAATCTACTGATAATAGAACTTGGGGGTCATATGTAAGAGACATATATGATGGAGATAATTTTGCAGATTATTGCGAAGATTTATTTGAATTATTAGAAGAAGAAGAATATTGGGATTAAGGATGGTGTTGTAATGAGCTTGGATGTTCAGGTTCAGATTCTAAGTGTTGATACTGGAAACTTCTATAGTAATAAAGAAGCTTACCTTCATTGGTTTAATCATAAGCTTAGAATTGAAAGAAATGAATTAAAGAAAAAAGAAAATGAAATTATAAATGAGTTTTCTAAATATGGAATTGATAAAAATGATTTAGAACTAATTGCAAATAAAGATTATGATTATAGTTCTTGGGGAGAAGATAAACATACTTTGCTTACTCTTGGAATGGATTATTGTAGAGTGAGAGAATTAGTGAAACTAAAGAATAAGAAAATAAAAGAATCAAAAGATAGATTATTAGATTTATTATCAAATAAAATTGAAGCAAACATATCTACAAATGGAAAACATCATATTAGAGAATTAAGAAATTTAAATCCATCTGGTTCAAAAGGAGATATTCTTAAATTTGCAAATGAACCATTTAATAATAATAAAATTATATCTGTATTTGATTCTGCTTTTACAAGAATGATTGGAGCAAAGCAGGATGAATTAACAGAAGATTTTATGGTTGTGCAGGTATATTACTTTGATATTATTAAGGACTTAATTTATCATGGATTTACATATAAGGGAGAAAAATATATTTACTTTACATCTTCTGCTGGTCAGATTAGAACAAAGAAAACAGTATTCGTAAAAGAATCTGTTTGGAAAAAATATGAGAAGACAATTATGTGTGGACTTACAATTGATTCTATTAATGAAAAAGGTGGTAATAATCCAAATAAGCATTTAGCGTATATGGCTTTAACAAACTCAGCTACAGATGTTTGGAAAGAGTTTGATATTGATAAGACGATTGTGGTAAATGATTTTGCAACTGACGTATTTGGAACTTATGATTTGGTAGATGATGTTGATTATTCTATTAAACGTATATCTGATTATGTACCAATTGAACATACAGATGGTGCTGGTATGATGTTGCCATGTATGGGCAAGAACAGAATGGTTCGTCTTCCTTGGGTAAAAGGATTGCTTGGTTCTTTTGATTATTTGAAATTTATTAAAGAAAATAATTGTTCTCCAATAATTAAAGACATATATGGTGTTGAACATGATGTAATAGCAGAAGATATTCAGATTATATTTACAAAGTCTCAGTTTAAGATGTGTAAGTATTATGATTCTTGGGAACAGTACAAGGGATATTATAAGAAGTATGGTTGCTCTGCTGGATATACCAATATGGAAGAAGATAAGATTAAGGATGCAACAATTAATTATCAAATGCTTCAAACACTTACTGATATTACAGATGAAGAAATAGACAATATTATTGAGAAGTCTAAAAATAACTTAGACGATTTAAAAACTCTTAATGGTATTAAAAGAGCATTTGGCATTACTCCATATAATGATAATATGACATATTTGCAACAAGCTATTAATTTGTATCCGTCATTATTAAATGATGAATATATGAAAATCACTTTAAGAGAAATAAAAGATAGCTTGGTAAAAAGATATAGGTCTGGTAGTTTAGCAATAAAAGGAAAATATACATTTATACTCCCAGACTTGTATGCGGCTTGTGAACATTGGTTTATGGGAATTGAAAATCCAAAAGGATTATTAGACGATGGAGAAGTTTTTTGCTGGCTGTTTAAAAAAGACGATAAGCTGGATTGTTTAAGAAGTCCTCATTTATATAAAGAACATGCAATTAGAACAAATATTGCTTGTAATAAATATAAAGAACGTCAACAGCAAATTCGTGAATGGTTTGGAACAGATGCTATTTATACAAGCTGTCATGATTTAATTAGTAAGATTCTTCAGTTTGACGTTGATGGAGATAAGAGTTTAGTAGTAGCTGATAAAAGTATAGTTGATGTAGCAGAAAGAAATATGAAAGGCATTGTGCCACTATATTACAATATGAAAAAAGCTTCTCCTATTCAATTAAATAATCAGACCATTTATAATGGATTAAATGCAGCTTTTGTTGGTGGCAATATTGGGATTTATAGTAATAATATTTCTAAAATTTGGAATAGTGATGTTTTTATTAGTGGAACAGAAGAAGAGAAACAAAGAGCAATAAATTTAGTTAAGTTATTGTGCATGGAGAACAACTTTGTTATTGACTATGCAAAAACATTATATAAACCAGAAAGACCAGATTCTGTTCATGAAGAGATTATTAATTTTACAAAAGATAATGTGCCACACTTTTTCGTATATGCAAAGGATAAGGGTGATTCTCAGGTTGAAGATGCAAATGAAAGCTTTGTAAATAAACTTGAAACTAAAATCAAAAATCCAAGAATTAATTGTAGAAACTTAAAAGGATATGATGGTAATAAACTTGGTAATATTGATTATAAAAAATTAGTAAGTAATCCAGATGTGGAATGTAAAATTGCATTTAATAAAAATGGAACAGTTAATGATGAGTTGTCTGACCCAATGATTGTTAAATATTTTGAATTAAATAATAAATATCATTTTAAAGTTAATATGGAATGTGCAGATATGATAAGGGGTGAATTATTAAATAATACACAATTAAAACAAGATTTGTTCTTTAAGAAGATTGCAAATGAAATTAGATATGAGCTTTCTCAGTTTGGATATTCTGATTTGGAAGTAACAGATATTTTAGTTAAATTATTATATCATATTAAACCTAGTAGCCATAAGAGTGTGCTTTGGTTTTGCTATGGTAAATATATAGTTGATAATTTAATAAATAATAATTGCAAACCAAAAACAAAAGCAATTAAATGTGTTGATTGTGGAGAATGGATAGAAGTTGAAAACGATAAGAAGCATTTAAAAACTTGTAGATGTGAAACTTGTGATTACGAATATAAGAAAATGCTTAAAGCAAAGCAGAATAAACGTGCATATTTAAAAAATAAAAAAATCAGTAGCGATTAAAATTATTTGTAAACAACCAAAAAATAAGGTTATATATAATATATAAAATTTATAAATAGCCTTAAAATAAGGAGTGTAAAATAGTAGCAAAAGGGGAAACACCCTATAACAAGCAATTATTCTTAAAGGTTGCTGGACAGAAAGTACTAATTAGAAACTACAGTCAACCTTTAAGATATTTTGTCGTCCTCCTTATTTTAAACACAAATTAAATTGGAGGTAGATATATTGAGTGATAAATTAACGATAACAAAAGAAAATTTAATTAATATCATATCAAATAAATGTGAAGATGATTTTATTTCGACAAGTGATTTAATTAAAATAATAGATAGCATTTCTGATGAGTATGGCGTTATTTCAAAGAAAAAGATAATGAAAGCAATTAAAGATTCGCATACAAAAAAAGTTGTTAAGGATATCTACGATATAGTAGAGACTTCTTTATTTGAATCTCTTTCTTTAGTTAATGAAAAACAAAATGTTAATATTAAATTGTTTGAGGGTATTAGTTTAAGTGGAAATTATACTTCTGAAAAAATTAAAAAAAATAATTTAACTGGTGAAATGGCACTTGTTAAAGGTAAGATTAAACCTAAATTTAATATTACTCGTACTTATTGTGAAAAATTAAATAACAAATAACGTTATATTAATAGCTTAACTGCTATATATCAGTGGAAACACTGTTTATATATAGCCACTTATTATCTTTGGTAATATGTGGTACTTCTTTTCATTCATTTTTTATAACCTTTCTTTGGCGGAGTATTTACTTAATTGTGGGTGCTCTGCTTTTTTGGCTCTATAGTATATCGGTTAGTACACTAGCCTGTCACGCTAGAAAGGCGAGTTCGATTCTCGCTAGAGTCGTTATCGCCCTGTGGACAAGTGGTTTAAGTTACATCCCTTTCACGGATGCGTCAGGGGTTCGATTCCCCTCAGGGTGATTTGTTTTGATAAGGTGGCAGAGCTGGTTTAATGCACCAGATTGCTAATCTGGCGTACTTTGTTTAAAAGTACCGTGGGGTCGTAGCCCACCCTTATCGTTTTTGTCGCCATAGAGACGTAAAACCTATGGTAGCGTTCTCTGCTGCGGAGAATGAAAATATGAGCAGAATAACGGAAAAGCTGGGGCGTACTCAGTAGTCATGCATTTGACACGTCAAGGTGAAAGAGGTATTGCGGTACACTACGCATTAGAAATAGTGAGAAGCCATGAGCAAGACATGAATATCTTGCAAATTTGCTGTGTTGGCTCAATTGGTACAGCAGCGGTCTTGAAAACCGCCATTCCGAAAGGATATCTGAGTTCAAGTCTCAGGCACAGCGTTTTTTTATGCTGGTGTCGCATAGTGGTTAATTGCGGTAGATTTGTAATCTACTCCGAAAGGTACGTGAGTTCGAATCTCACCATCAGCTTGATTTATAATATTCTTCTTTAGCTCAGTAGGTAGAGCATTCGGCTGTTAACCGAAGTGTCGTTGGTTCAAGTCCAACAAGAAGAGTTCATGGGGTGTTAGCTCAGTTGGGAGAGCGCCTGCCTTGCACGCAGGAGGTCAAGGGTTCGACCCCCTTATGCTCCATTTTATGCGGGATAGAGCAGTCTGGTAGCTCGCTAGCCTCATAAGCTAGAGGTCGGTGGTTCAAATCCACCTCTCCGCAATGATAATAAAAAATGAATGAAATAAAAGGTGAAAAGTATGAATGAATTAAAAAAGTTAGAACATGAAAGTGAAGAGCAATATCTTTGGAAAGTTGGTCAGCTTATTGATTCTAAAAGGGTAGAAAGCTGGGCTTCTGTTAATGATATTGTAAATAAGCAGCTTGGGATTGATGAAGAAAAATGGCGAGATGAAAGTTCGTTTAGAAAGCGTTATCAAGCTGCTAAAAAATTTTATGAAAATTGTTTTTCGAAAATGGAATCAAAAGAATATTCTGATAAATTAGAAAAACAATGTAGAGAATTAGAAAAACAACGTCAAAAATTGTATGCTACAAAAACAGAATATACTAGACAAGTTAGACAGCAAAGTAGATTTGAATTATTTTATGAAAATATTGCAAACGAATTAGAAAAAATTGAAGTTCCAGAATTTATTGGATTTGATTATTCATATGGCGATAATCAATATATTTTAACGATTGCAGATATACATGCTGGTGCTAATTTTATAACAGAAACAAATGAATATTCTTTTGAAGAAATTAATAAAAGATTTAATAAATTATATAATGATGTTGTTGCATTTATTGATAAAAATAAGTTAAGTTATTTAAAGGTGTTGTGTCTTGGTGATGATATTCAAGGTATTTTAAGATTAAGTGATTTACAGATTAATGAATCATCAGTTGTTAAAGCAACTGTATTCGTATCTAAAGCAATTGCATCTTTCTTAAATTCATTGTCTCAATATTGTTATATTGATTATTACCATTGTCCTACATCAAATCATTCTCAGATTAGACCACTTGGAACAAAAGCAAGTGAAATTGCTTCTGAGGATGTAGAATACATAATTTGTAATTATATTAAAGATGTGCTTGTTGATAATGATAGAATTCATGTGCATACTAATTTTGGATATGAATATATTGAAATTCCAATTTTTAATTTTAATACAATAGCTATGCATGGTCATACTATTAAAAACATTGATACTTCTTTAAAAGATTTAACTTATCATAGAAAGAAATTTTATACTACTATGTTTTTAGCACATTATCATGCTGCTAAAACTGGTGTTGTAGGAGAAATGTCTGATACAGATTGTGAGGTTATTGTATGTCCTAGTTTTGTTGGAAGTTGTCCTTATAGTGACAAATTATTAAAAGGCGCAAAACCATCTTGTTATATTTTAGGATATGATGAGAAATACGGTCATACAGAAACTTACAAGATTTTTTTAAACAATTAAGGTTATATTGATAAAATGAAACAGTGTCAACATTCCATTAGTAAAGGTGGTGTTGCCAATGGCTAAAGAAAAGACAATAAAAGAAAAATATGAATGTATTTTATGTGGTAAGTCATATGTAAATACAAATTATTATAGCTCTAATAGTATATTTTATAGCAAAACTGGTAAACTACCATTTTGCAAACAATGTATGGAGAGATTATATCAACAATATTATAATAAATATATGGAAGACGGATATTCGTTTCCAGAGAAAAAAGCTGTTAAAAGATTATGTATGGCTTTTGACATCTATTATAAAGAAGATGTATTTAATTCCGCTCTTAGGAATTATAAAGAAAGCGATGTAACAAAATCTCCAATGACTCAATATATGAGAATGATACAGCTTACTCAATATAATCGTAATAATGAAACATATGAAGATACTTTAAGAAAAGAAGAGTTGTTGAATGTTCCAACTATAAGTGCTCCAGTCGAATCTAATAATGATGATTTTGAAGTGGATGAAAAAACAATTATGTTTTTTGGTGCTGGATTTACGCCAGAGGATTATATATTCTTGAAAAGAGAATATGAAGATTGGACTGCCAGACATGAATGTCAAACAAAAGCTCAAGAAGAAGTATTTAAGGATATATGTTTTAACAGATTACAAAACTTAAAAGCATTACGAAAAGGCGAAGAAACAAAAGATATTACAGCTGCATTCCAGAAGCTAATGGATTCTGGTAAATTGCAACCAAAGCAGAACAAAGGTGACGCTATGGCTGATAATCAAACTTTTGGTACGCTTATTGATAAATGGGAGAATACTCGTCCTCTTCCAGAAATTGATGAAGAATTGAAAGATGTAGATAAAATAGGTAATTACATCGATATATTCTTTAAGGGTCATTTAGCAAAAATGATGGGCTTAAAAAATGGTTTATCAAATTTATATACAGAATTTATGAAAAAGTATACAGTTGAAAAGCCAGAATATAGTGACGAGGAAAATAGTGAAGTTTTATTTGATGCTATATTTGGAAATCCAGCTTCTAATTTAGATGATGATTAGGGGGTGGTTTTATGAATATGCAACAAAAAAAATCTGAAAGACAACTTGCAAATGAAAAATCAGAAAGAATAATGAATGGTGTTGCATATTGGTAGCTTGAGCATCTTTTTATCGTTATAATCCGCATAGATTTGTAAAAGATTATTTAAATATAAATCTAAGATTATTTCAAAAGATATTATTGTATGCAATGATGCACAATCATTATTTTATGTATATTGCTGCTCGTGGGCAGGGTAAAACCTACCTTACAGCTTTATTTTGTGTTGTTAGATGTATTTTATTTCCTAAAACAAAAATATGTGTAGCATCTGCAACACGTTCTCAGGCAAACGAAGTTCTTTTAAAAATAACAGAAGACTTCATGAAGACCCATGAGTGGGGGTCTGAAAACTTAAAGCGTGAAATTACATACGCTTCTGTAGGTATAAATAAAGCAGTTATTGAATTTGCTAATGGTTCATGGATAAAAGTTGTTACAGCATCTGACTCTGGTCGTGGTGCTAGATGTAATATTCTGTTGGTTGATGAGTTCCGTATGGTTGATTTGGATACTATCAATACAGTATTAAGACGATTCTTAACAGCTCCTAGAGAACCAAACTATTTACATAATCCAAAATACAAACACTTAAAAGAACGAAATAAAGAATTGTATATGAGTTCTGCATGGTACAAATCACACTGGTCTTTTGATAAGGCTAAGGCGTATGTAGTAAACTTATTAGATGATACAAAGAAATATTTCATATGTGGTCTTCCATATCAGATATCTATTAAAGAGGGTCTTTTGTTTAGAGAGCAGATTGAGGATGAAATGTCTGAAGCTGACTTTGACCCATTAAAATTCTCTATGGAAATGGATTGTTTATGGTTTGGAGATACAGAGGGTGCTTTCTTCACATTTGATGATGTGTCTGGAAGAAGAATGCTAAAGAATGCTGTTTATCCAACTTCTTTGGCTGGAAGCAGCAGAAATTTAAAAATACCAGAACTTGTTACAAATGAACGTAGAATTTTATCTGTGGATATTGCTTTGATGGCTTCTAAAAAACAGAACAATGACGCAAGTGCTATTATAATTAATAGTGCTATTCCAACTAATAATAATAATTATACATCTAATGTTATATATATGGAAAATCATGAAGGATTAACTACTGATGAATTAGCTTTGGTAGTGCGTAGATTATATGATATGTATAAATGTACTGATTTAGTTGTCGATACAAATGGTGTTGGACTTTCTGTTTTTGACATGTTGATTCAAGACATAGTTGACCCCACTACTGGCGAGTTATATCCAGCTCTTTCCTGCTGTAATGATAAGGCTATGGCTGAAAGATGCAAGGTGTATAATGCTCCAAAGGTAATATGGTCAATCAAGGCAAGTGCTTCATTTAATACCGAAATATGTACGCTTCTTCGTAGTGGATTCCAGAATGGTAAAATTAATTTACTTATTTCAGAATTTGAAGCGGAAGAATTTTTAAAAGATAAGATTAAAGGTTATAGCAAAATGCCAGCTTATGAACAATTGCAATATAAGTTACCATATATACAGACAACTTTGCTTATATATGAGCTTATAAATCTTGAATATGAGATTAGAGGCACAAATGTTAAGATAACAGAAAAAGCTGGTATGCGAAAGGATAGATACTCTTCTCTCGCATATAATTATTGGGTTCAGTGTCAACTTGAACGAGAAATGTTAAAAAATCAAAAGATTGGTTTTGATGCTTATGATTATGCGTCAAAATTAAGAAAATTAAATCATAGACCGATAACATACTAATTCTAAAGGAGGTGAGATATCACTTTGAGTAAAACAAAAGATATTATTGTTTATAATGAAGCAAATTATAAGGACGACAAAGATAAATTTGAAAAGTCAATGCAGTCTGGAAAACTTGATTTAGCTGTGTTTCACAGATTAATGACACATGACCTTTGTGTGCACACTAGCATTATTGATAATGGTTGTATTGGAGATGTTAGTTTAAAAGATGTAGAACTTGCATTGAAATATCCAAAAAAGGGTTGGAAAATTCTTCTTAAAGCATCATCAGAACTCATGAGAGTCTCACCGCATTACTTTAGAATGAACAATCTATATTCTAATATGGCTTTATTTTGTTGGGGAATAGATTTATATGATGTAAAAGAAAACGCTAATGTTAAAAAAGTAAAAAAAGATTATTCAACTTTGTCAGCTAAATTAGAAAATATGAATTTAAAGCATGAATATTCTAAAATAATGAAGGTTATACCTTATCAAGATATTTATTGTGGACTAGTGTTTGAAAATCAAAATGATTTCTTCTTTCAACAAATAGATTATAAAATTTGCGAATTATACAAAATTCAAGATGGCTTATTTAATTTTAGAATTGATTTAAGTCAGATAAAAGCTCAGAATTTAGACGCATATCCAACATATGTAAAGCAGGCATATCTTGATTATATTGAAGCGGTTAAGGCTAATAAGGCTGTATCTCAATGGTATGAGCCGCCAGCAGATAAACAAATTTGTTTAAAAATGAATAGTCAGTGGACATTCCCTTATCCGTTATTAATTGGGTTAATCAAAGATGTTTTAGATTTAGATATTTATAAAAAATTAAAATTACAGTCGGCAAGAACTGATAACTATAAGGCTATTGCGGTTGAAGTTCCTATTGATGAAACTACAGTTGATAAGCCGCTTCTTACTCCAGATACTCTTGGTATTTTTGCAGATATCAATAGAGAAAGTATGACGGATGATATTGGTCTTCTTCATACTCTGGGCTCTAGCGCTACGCCTATTAGTTTTAAAGATTCAACAAATACAAGAAACAATGTTTCTGATGCAATAGATGAACTTTATAATTCAAGTGGTATTACAAAAGAACTTTATAATGGTTCTTCTAGTGCTACTGCTCTTGGGTATTCAGTAGAAAATGATTCTGGGTTTATCTATGGCTTATATAGACAATTTGAACGTTGGACTAATCGCTTTATAAAGATTAGAAAGTATAATAAACCAGCTTTCAAATTCTACTTTTATCTTTTAGATGTTACCATTTTTAATCGTGATAATATTTCTAATAGATATAAAGACGCGATTTCTTTAGGGGCTACTGTTATAGATAAATGGATGGCTTCTTTAGATATGACTCCATCTCGTATGTTGGGGTCATTTGTATTACATAAAGACGTTTTTGATTTTCAAAATAATTTTATACCACTTCAGTCTTCATTTAATAGTAATGCAGAAAATGCAACAGAAGATAAATCTGGAAGACCTACTAATGAAAGCAAAGGTAAGAAACTAGATGAAAGTGGAGAAAAAACCAAAGATTTAGATTCAAATAAAGACAGATAAGGAGGATTGTTATGGCAGAATCAAAAATTAAAAAATCTGCATTATCCTTTCCTGTCACATTTGAAAAAACTGAGGAAATTGAAAGTGCAGATTGTAGATTTACAAAAGTAAAGATTTGGTTAATGCACCTTGGAGAAAACTTTAATGGCAGTGTTTTTGAAAAGGATGTTGTAGACAAGGCTATCCCTACTCTTGGATATATACCAATTGTTGCCTTTTTAGAACAAAATAAAACTGGAGAAAAGGATTGTTCTAATCACAGATATGTCATTACAAAAGATGACAAAGGTGTTAGAAGAAAATATGTAGGAAATGCATATGGCGTAATTACATCTTCAGAAGATAATAATGCTCATTATGAGGAGCGCTTGTGCGATGATGGGGAAACTCGTACATTTTTAGTTGTTGACGGTTTGGTTTGGAATATGTTTGAAGACAGTTCTGAAATAATGAACCGTGATTTAATTAAGAGTCAGTCAATGGAGTTATACGATGATGGTTCTTGTATTGACGGATATGAAGATGAAAATGGTCTTTTCCATTTTACAGATTTTTCATTTAGAGCCGCTTGTATTTTGGGTGATGATTACGACCCAGCAATGATTAACTCTACTATTGAGGTTCAGTTCGCTATGAGTGATTTTGTTAAGAGTATTCAGAGTGAACTTGACTATAAATTTACTACTTTCACCAAGATGGTGAATGAAAAAACTAATCAAGGAGGTATTAAAAATATGCCAAATACAGATTTTACTCAGACTGTATTGCAGCAGTTTGAAGATATTTCCACGATGGTAAAAGAATATGAAGCTATTGTAGATAGATGGGGAGATTCAAGACCTCGCTACTATGCAGTAGATATTCAGGAAAACGAAGTAATTGTAGTTGATAGAAAATCTGGATACAATTATTTTGGTATGGCATTTACCATGAATGGTGATAAGGCAGAAATTGACTTTGCCAGTGGAAAAAGAAAGAAACTTCGTTATGAAGATTATGTTGAGGGAACTGTAGCACCAGAAGGTGGATTTGATTTTGGAAATCACATTTCTGAAATTGAAGATGTTGCATTTGCTAAAGTAGAAGATGCAAATACAAAAGTTTCTGAAGCAGAAGAAAAAGCTTCTGAATTTGAAGCAAAAGTTTCTGAATTTGAAACAAAGGTTTCTGAATTTGAAGCTGCTAAAAATGAGATTGAAGAAAAATACAATCAGGTTAATGCAGAATTTGAAGAAATGAAGCCAAAATACGATGACTATGTTAAAGCTGAACAGGCTCGTGTTGAAGCAGAGTTAGATGCTCAGAAAGTTGCTGAATTTGCAAAATATGAAACTATTTTAACTGATGATGTTGAGTTCGAAGCTTTAAAAGAAAAGAAAGACGAAATGACAGTTAAAGAAATTGAAAGCGAATTAGCAATTATGTTTGCAAGAAAAACTCTTGCACAGACAAACTTTAGTAAAACTAAAGAAGACGGAATGATGACTGCTGGAATTATTGACGATTCTGGTAAAGACGGTTTCGTTGCAACAAAATATGGATATATTCCAGTAAGACGATAATAAAAATAAAATGAATATTTAGGAGGAAAACGACATGGCAGTACATGCAGTTTGTGAAACTACTAATCTTAGAGCTGTTCATTATGCAGAACGTATCTGGGACGCAGTAGCTGATATTGATATTGATAATGGTACAATTGGATACCTTGAAAACCCTTCTGATGAAGGAGTTATTCACACATTTAAAGCTGGTACAATGGAAGGTAAAGCTCCAGTTCTTGTTCACATGCCAGAATGGACAGAAGATACTACAAACAGACTTAATCAGAGAAAAGATAAATTCTTTAATCCAGCTAAAGTTCCTTTCAGAGCTTTCACACTTAAAGAAGGTGATGAATTTGCACTTTCTCCAGAAGGATTCGCTGGTGAACCAGTAGTTGGTAAATATGTTTCTGTTAATGCAGATGGTAAATTAGCAGTTGCAGATGCTCCAGTTGAAGGTGCAGTAATGGTTGGTAAAATTATGAGAAAACGTCAGATTGGTTCTACTCTTGTTACAAAAGTACGTGAATATGGTTATGCTCGTATGATGTACACAGTAAAAGTAGAATCTTTAGCTTAATTATTAGAAAAGGAGGAAAAATATAATGCCTAGAATGAATTTTAGTACAGACGAAATGAGAATTTTTGACCTCACTAATGATTTAGCTAGAGGTGACTTCTCTCTTCACGCAGAAGGTGAAAATGGTGAAAAATTAACAAAGAAAGACCTTGAAGACTACGCAAGAGAGACAATTAATAAAGATATTTTAAAAGGTTTAACTCTGTATCAGGCATACAGACGTAATAACACTGTTTTATTTGAAATCGTTGAAGAAATCGTAAACCTTACAATTTCTAATGATTTTCAGGATATCCCATTCATGGATAACTTCGTAGAATTTAAGAATCGTGCATTTGGTGATAGAACAGCTTGGTATTCTGAAGGTAAGTCATACTTATCTGTAGTTTCTTTTGCTGGAAATCACTGGGATACAAATCGTGAAGCACTTGATGCAGGTGCAGAATTCACACTTCCAAAGGAATGGGTATACATTCACTGTTATGATGAATTTGAAAGATTCTTACTTAACCTGTCTTCTCTTGAAAGATTAACAGATGTTATTTACAAATCTTTCAACAAATATATTAAAGAAAGATGCTACATGCAGTTCCAGAACGTAATGGATGTTGTTCCAGAAGAATTTGACGTTAAGGGTAACTCAGAAGAAGCTGTTGGTGGTCTTTGTGACTTACTTCAGGCTGCTGGCGGATACTCTAACCTTACAATTTGTGGTACAAGAGCTGCATTAAGAAAACTTGCTGGTATCGTTCCAGATAGATACTTTGCTGAATCAATGCGTGAAGCAAAGAACAACATGGGTCACATTGCTGAATGGGAAGGACATAAATTAATGGTTATCCCACAGGTTCTTAAACAGGGCACATTCGAACTTGCTCTTGACGAAAATACACTTTTCATCATGGGTGGAGATGTTAAACCTATTAAGCTTGAATTTGTTGGTGATACACGTACTCAGGAAGTTCGCGACCATAGAGTAAACAATGATATGACAATGGAACTTCAGGTTCAGACATGCTTCGGTATTGGTATGATGTTACCAGAAGTATTCGGACGCTTCCAGTTTGCGTAAGAAATAAAGTTATATAGTTTTTAAAAGAAAGGTGGTTTTTAGTTATGGCAAAAGCTAGTACTAAAACTGTTACAGATGAAACAATGGAAACAGTTAATAATGTTCCAGAAGTAGATTCTGAAGCAACAGAAAAAGTGAATGAAAATAAAAATAAAAGTACAAAAAAATCAATTAATAAAGAACCGTTAAAAGATTCTGATGAAATTAACGTTGTATCTCTTATTCCTAATGTTAGTTATAAGGATAATAAGACTCTTGATATGTACGAATGGGATGAGGTTGGTCATGTTGAACCAATGACTTTTGAAACACTTAAAAATATGTGGAGAAATAACAAAGGGTATTTTAAACATATGTGGCTGAAGCCAGAAGATGAAAGAGTTATTAATAAGTTTGGTTTAACTAAAACTTTTGAAAAGTACGAATATTTGATGGATGCTTCTAATTATACTAAAGACAACATTAAAGAAATTTGCGAAGCAATTTCA